GCCTTCTGCGCATCGGTCGCGCCGACGGGCCAGATCAGCTTGTTGGTGTCGATGCACCCAAGCCGGCGCAACACCAGCAGGCGGGCGTCGTTGCCGCCATCGGGCGCGATCGCTGGGCTCAGTGACACCGCGAAAGCGTTCTGTCGGCCGTCGGTCGCACTGAAATCGATCGGCACGACCTTTCGGCTATCGGCGGTCGCCGTCACGGTGATGTCGGCGGCGTCGCCGACGGCCGCGGCAGTGCCGCCAGCGGTGATGGTGAACTTCAACATATTGGTAAAGGCGACGCCCGTAGCGCCCTCGCCAAGCTCAATGCCATCGGGATCCTCGACGCGAAACTTGGTCGCGGCGGTGAAGGTGATGGTGTAGACGCCCGTTTTGGCGCCAGGCGCGACCTTGGGATTCGCGAAGGCATTGGTAAAGGTGCCGGTATTGCCGGCCCGTGCCGCGTAGGAGGCATCGAGCGTCTGGATGCTGGCAAGCACCGTCCCGACATCGGCGACATTGTCGGAGCCGGACCCCGCCGCGAGGATTTCCTGCGCCTTGGAGATGGTATCAGACACCACGTATTTCAGCACGTCGCTTTCGACGCGCGGCGACTGCAGCGAAAGAGTCTTGAGCATGACGATAGTCCTCTAGGAAGGCGGCGTCAGTGCCGCGCGGAACGAAAGGATTGAGCCGAGATCAGGCGACGCGCTTGGCGCGAGACGCCACCATCGCATCAACCGCGGCATTGAGGTCCGAGCCAGCATCAAGCGGTTTCTCGCCGCTGGTCACGGCCGGATTCGGCGGCGTCAGATCGCCGCTCAGGCGCGATGGCGTGGCCGCTGCGGCCTTCGGGGCCTTGCCCAGCATCGCCGTCGCGGCTTCCGCGCTCAGATCGGTATCGAAAGCCAGATGACGCGCCAGGTCCTCCCGACCCTTGGCCTCGGCGTGGTCGAGGATCGTCTTGGCGCGAGAGCAAGCAGCGATCGCGCCCGCCTTTTCGCCCTCGGTCTTTCCCGCCGCCATGCCTTCGGCGTGGCCCTGAGCGTGTCCTTCTGCACGGGCTGCTTCGAGCGCCGCGGCATTCGTCTTGTCGTTCATCTCATCATCTCCTTCATTGTTCGAGGAAAGGTCCGTGTTGAAAGCCGCAACGGCATCATCGAGAGGCCCAACCGAATCCGTCAGCCCGTTATCCATTGCTTCTCGCGCCGTAAAACACAGCGCCTTCGTTGCGCGGACAGCACCATCGTCAAGGTTGCGACAGCGTGAGACGGATGCCACGAAGATGTCGTAGAGACTGTTGATCCGTGTCTGCACGCGCTCCTTCACGGAGACTGGAAGCGGCTGATAGGGATTGCCGTCGACCTTGTGCCCACCTTCTGGAGCGTGGATGAAAGTGATCCTGTAGCCGGCCTGTTCCAGCGCTCCACTCATATCGACATGCATGGTCACAACGCCGATCGAGCCGACGACGCCTGTCCTGGACACCGCGACATGATCGGCTGCCGCAGCAACGGCGTATCCCGCCGAACACGCGCTTTCATGCGCGAACGAGCGCATCGGCTTCTGCCCGCGAGCGGCAAAGATCTTGTCGACGAGTTCGAAACACCCCGCCACCTCGCCGCCGGGCGTATCGCAGATGAACGCCAGCGCGCGGACACCTTGGTCCGACAGGCCGCGCTCAACCGCCCGCGCGATATAGGCATAGCCTGTCGCCCACGAACCGATCGCCCACGGAAAATCATGCAGCAAGACACCCTTCACGGGGATCTGCAATATTCCGTCAACCACCACATACGGACGATAGCCCGCACGCCAGTCGTCAGATGGCGGCCAAAAACTGTCGTCGGCACCCGCCTGCGCGAACAACATTTCCTCAGCCCGCGGATGCCCCAAAACGGCATTAAGGCAGGCCTCGAAACGCTCCTTCATGACCGGCGCGACGATTGACGGCACGCCAGCGAAACGCTGCAGCATTAAATTATTCATGCAGCGCAGCCTCCCTTGAGCGGCATCAGCAGCGTCATTTGTCGGGCCTCGACTTGTCGTTTTCAGACGGCGATTCCGGCGTCTTGTCGTTGCCGGCGTCGCTGGGATCGGGCAGCAGCCCGCTGCCGGCCGACAGCGTCCGCGTCAATCCGCGCTCCTTCAGCATTTCTTCCTCATCGGCTTGCTGGTCGAGCGTGTCAGTCAGATCGCGGCCAAGATCGGCGTTCTCGTCCTCGAGAGTCGAGATCATCGCCGAGACGCGCAGTCCTGCCCCCTGCGCTTCCTTGACCGGATCGACGTAGCCCCGGCCGGGCCCGATCCAGCGCGCGCGCAGATATGCGCCCGGCATGTCCCAGAAATCCGGAGCGCCCTTGGGCGGCCTGATGTAGCCGCGATCGAAAGCCTCCTCGAGCTGCGCGTAATGGATCGGCAGAACGACCTGGTCGACGAAGGCGGCGAACAGCATCTGCGTATGGCGCCAGACCTCGTTGAGCGCGGCGCGGGCCGAAGAATAGTTGACCTTCGACCAGTCCATCGACAGTTGCTCGTAGGAAACGCCGAGCGCGGACGCGATCGACTGCAGGAAAGCCGACTGAAAATCAGCGAACGCCGTCGTCTGCCGTGGCGAATCGTTAATCGAGATCTCATCCCCGACCGGCAGGACCGGAATGCGTACACCGCCCAACATCGGCGGATATTTCGACCAGTAGTCGAGCCGCTTGTCCGCGAGAGTCGTATAGGCCTGTGGCGTGAATGCCGCTGTCGCCTCACCGACCGGCAGCGACGATTTCACGAAGGCGGCAAACAACGCATTGACAGTCGCCGCCGCGAGTTCGGTATCGCCGTGCTTGCCGATCATCCGCAGCCGCTTGATCAACGCCGCAAACGGCGTCATGGCGCGCGCCTGATCCTCGCGGTCAGGCTCGAAGCCGTGGATGAACACCGGCCGACCGCTCGGCGTACAGCGCGCGATCCGGGTCCAGCTCAACGGCTGAGGTGTCACGTACCAGTCGGCCGGATGTCCGTTGCGGACGTGATAGGCAATCGGCGCGCCATCGTCGTCGAACTCAACACCGCCGCGGAGCTTCGCCGACGTCGGCTGCCCATCGGGATTCGATAGCCTGTCGGGATCGATGGCGCGCACGCAGGTCGCGTAGCGGCCACCGGGCTTCCATTTCAGGAACGCGGTCGCCTCGTTCATGGTCACGAAAGTTCGCGCCAGCAGTCGGAACATGCCGTTGCCGGTCAGACGGCGCTGGGCATCGAAACGCTTCGACGGATCGTTGGCAAACAATTCCCATTCGGATTCGATCGCGGCCGCAAGCTCGCGCAGGATCTTGCGATGCGCCTGATTTGTGCGATCGAGGCCGAGCGCCCGGGCGTTCGGCTTCGACGACAGGATCAGCTTGGCGCCGACCAGCATCTCGACCAGTCGCGAGACGCCGCTCTGCGCGGTCGGATCGTTCCGCACGATGTCGCGCGTGCGCGAGACAGACAGATCGCGATTCGGCAGCACCGCTGAATCAGCAGAGGTTAGCGGCGGATGCCAGGCCGCGAGCTCCTGGGCGTGAAAGCTGCCCGACTGATAGGCTGATGGCGGCTCACCCTGGCCGTGCCGGATCGCGGCAATGCGCGCGGTGCTCACCGGCGCGCCCGTGTCATCGTAGATGGCGAGCGACATGTAGCCTCAGAAGATAAAGCCGATGGCGCCGCGCGTCGGCGCGCCATCGATGCGCGCCTTAAGGTCGGCGATATAGGCCGCGAGACGATCGGCGTTCGCGGTCGTAAATTTGGTTCGCTGACCGTCGAATTCGCACTCGACGACGGCTTGCCCGGTATTCAAGTTGTGTAGCGCCATCACCGCGACGTCGAACTTTTCCTGATCGGTCATATCGTCAAATTCCCCGGTTCAGTTCAGCCAGCCGCGCCCACGGATCGTTCGGGATCGCTTCCGGCGCGACCTCACCCGTCACCATGTCGGCGCCACGGTGAAATGCGCGCGGTGTGAACAGGTCGGGCTTCTGCAGGTCTTCCGGAATTCCGCGTTCCGAGGCGAGCCTGGCCCAGTCGTCGGCGGTGAAGCTCGCGAAATAGGCATCGAGCGCCGCGAT